CCTCGTGGATTAAGGTTGGCAATCCTTCGGTTTTCCAGTTGTGCTTCTGAAGCGTTCTTTCTTTAATTTGAATCACTCTATATTTAGGGGAGTAATGCCCTAAAATATTTTTATATCCTCTTTTATGCCTTTCGCTTGTCATTGGCTGAACTTCCAAATTGAAGCCATAAAAAATTTCTTTAATTCTTTTATTGTCCAAAAATTTATGGTCGTAAAAAATAGAGTTATCATTCCCATTTTTAAGACCTGATAAAATTTTGAATCCCCCACCAGAAAAACCAAGTTCTTTTTCTTTCATTTCTAAAGTATCAATTTGAATTTTCTTTTCTCTAAACTCCTCACCTACTGAATCAATTAAAGTATTATCTATAATTCTTTCATTCGCCTCAAGGTATAAAATCAAATCCCATAAAATGTTTCGCATCATCTCATTTCGCTTGATGTGTTTATCTTGAGAATTTGAACCTAAATCTTTAAGGCTCTTGATTGTTGTTTTAGTTTTTATGTTGTTAGCCATTTTTTTCTCTCCTTCGCTAAATAGCTTTTATATATAAAATTATATACTTTTATATTAACTATTCAATAGTTTTTTATATTTATTTTTTAAAAACTTTTTGAAACTTTTTAAAACTATTTGAAACCATATATTTCAACTTGCTCCATATATGGCTTTTAAGGTGTCTATAACGTCATTATAAGGGCGTTTAATAATTTATCTGTATTAATAATCATTATGTGTACACATAAACCCCTTAAATCTAATATCTATAAAAGGTTATTTAATACATAAGATTTTATATAAAAAAATGTTTCTATGTGTACACATATAAAATACCACCGATACACATGCAACATTATATATACGACCTATGTAGTAGTTAGAGCGTTGAAATATATTTTTGACCACATATGTAAAATACAGCGTGGCACTTTTATACACCCCCTTTAGGGGGGTGTAAAATGCCATGCAATACATGGGGTAGAGATTATTAAGAGAAGGGGTGTATAATACTCTGCATGGCAAAACAAAAAGGCTACGCATACATAGAAGAAAAGGTTCTCCAAGCAATACCTTGTTGGAATGAATGGACTAGACAACTAAGAAGAATATATTTATCGTTACCGGCATTTGGTTCATCAGATTTTGCAATACAGGAAATATGCGAAGAGCTAGGATTTAATTACGAAAGCGTGCAGAAAAAAATAATTACGACCCCGAGCTTTTCTAAATACCTAAAGATGTACAGAAAAGACAATGCCTACCCTATTGTTACTCAAAGAGAGGATGGCAAATATACATATCGGATAAAACACGAAGATTTAAAACAGGTGTATGGTCAGTACGCAGATATAATTAATTATTTCCACATGGAAGATTTAAAGGCACAGGGCAAAGGTAGTGAGTTCTCAATGAGAGTTATTGACCAAAGAAAACTTGTAGAAATGAACGCACCAGATGTTGAAGAAAAAGACCCGGATGCAAAAGTAGAGGTTAAGTTATTTGATACAGCATAATTTTTATCCATGGCAAAAGAACATGGTAGATTCGGATGCCAAAATAAAATGGGTACAGGCTGGAAGGCGTGCAGGAAAAACAAGAAGTTCTTTGATGGAAGCTATGAATGTTATACAGAAAGCAGCTACAACTCCTGTAACTCTTGGAAATTCAGAAAAAAAACTTACTGCTAAAAAAGCAAATCTTGTGCCAGAGATTCATGTATGGACTGTTGCACCAACCAGAGCACAGATGTTACAGGTATGGAATGAAATGCAAACATTTATTCCAGAGGAGTATGTCAGAAAGACCAGAAGAAAAGGACAAGCCGGAGGTCGTGGTGGTGGATTCAAACAAGATGATTTGCATGTATGGCTAGATTTAAAAAATACTTCTGGCACAACAGAGGGTCTTTACAGAACAGAGGTGTTCTGGGAGTTAAAGTCAGCAGACAATCCAGAATCATTGCAGACTGTGGGTCTTGATTTTTTACACATGGCTGAAGCACAGGATATAAAAGAAGGTGCATGGAGCAAGGTAAGACCTACTTTAAACTCTCCGGGAAGATTAGGAAGAGCAATAGTTGAAGGTGTACCCCCAGAATCTACACAGCATTGGTTTGCAAGAAACTGCAAGATAGCAAAAGAAAATCCAAATAAAAGAAGAGAATATTTTCATGCAACTACTTTTGACAATACAGGTTTGACACAAGAAGACAGAGAAGAAATTGAAGATGAGAAGCAAGCATTAACAGAAGCTGTATGGGAAAGATTTTATATGGCAAAACAGCCAGAAGGTGCAGGTAACTTTTTTAGAAATATTGAAGCTGCATACTCAAAAGGTGCTGTAGAACTGGTAAGACCTATTGATGGTAGACACTATGTTGCAGGTCTTGACTTAGGTAGAAGTAACGATGCAACTGTCATAATTATCAAAGATAGGCAAACTAGAGAATCAGTAGCAGTTGTAGAATTAATGAAGACTGATTGGTCTTTGCAGGTTGAAACAATTAAGTCTTTGAGTGTAAGCTGGAATGTTGAGGAGATATACATGGACTCTACAGGACTTGGTGGTAAATTTGGAGAAGATGTTCTTTACAGAGAGTTGATGGAAGAGGGTATTCCTGTTATAGGATATAACTTTACTCCACAAAAAAAGTATCAATTATTCTTAGATTATGCTATATCTTTAGAGAAGGAAACTGTATCTTTCCCACAAAACTGGGTCAAGTTGATAAGCCAGTTGGAAGATATAGGGCACAAAGAAAGTGCAAATAGAGGGCACACCTTTTATACTGTATCGGGAAAGCATGATGACTGGGTGGATGCAGAGTGTTTAGCTTTGATGGCTTGTGACCCTGCGATGGAAGGAGTAACTGGTGAAAGAGTTGTTCCACATTCAATATCAGGAGTAAAGCCAATGAATAATATATACAGAGATAAAACTGGAAAAATAAGTAGGCTCAAAAGAATGAGAAGAGAAAAGCAACTAGCAGAACTTGGATTGACAGCCGAACAATATGTAGCAGGAATAGAAAATGGTAACTTATAGTGGACAACAAAACTATCAGGCAGACCCTGAAGAAGAAATAGCAAGAGAAGCAGCGAATCCTTTAGACGAACCATTTATCTCAATAGATTGGGTAAAAGGAAAACTTGAAGAAGGTAGAGTAAAGTTTCAAGAATTTTACGATAACTGCAATGAATCTGAAGATTTTTATTTAAATAGATTTGATTTTAATATTCCAGAAACAGGCACAATGCTTAGATTGGGAACAGCACAGTCTGTTATAAATTCTCTTGTTGCTCACGTTACTCCACAGTTTATAGATATATCTGTACCTGCTCCGGGAGCAAGAGGACAAGCAAGAGCAGAAAACATGGAAAAGTTTTTGACTGGAGCAAATCACATGATTGAGCAGTTGAGTCCTACTAGAAGAGAAATTGCAAAACACATGGCACTTTACGGCATTGCATTTGAAAAAACTGAATTTGCTGCAAACAGGTGGGAAGAGTTTCCAGAACCACCAGAAGGTAATGAAGGTTTAGCAGAATATAAAGAAAAACTTAATGATATTTTAGAAAGAAGAAATATAAACTTCCCAATGCACTCTACTGCAATTAATCCTAAAATGATGGTTTGGGATACCAACAATGGACCAAACTCAAGATGGGTAATTCATTTTTATGAAATAGATGCAGAATGGGTAAATGCACATTTTCCAGAATGGACTGGTCCATTATCAGGGCAAGTACAATTTGTAGAAGTTTGGACACATAGTCAAGTTGCATATATGGCTGATGGAAGATGGGCACTTCAACCTAAAAAACATGGATATGGAACATTACCTTTTACTATTTATCATCCTAATACAGGATTAGTTACAGAAGGTGGAAAACCAGAAGAAATCTACAGAGGAATCTTGCATGGCAACTTTGACATGATGAGAGCAGAGTCAAGACTTGCATCTCAATATCTTGACATAGTTGCACAGAGTGCTTGGCAAACTAAAGATTTTACTGGTCCACCGGGAATAACAGAACAAGTGATGGAGATGTATGAAGAAACTCCGGGTGCAAAAAACTTTGTACCACAGAATGTAAGCATCAATCCATCAAGAGTTATTGAACCACCGGCATCAATAAACATTGCTCAACAAATGATGAGCCAATCTATTGAGGCAAACACAGCACCTGCTGTGGTCAGGGGAGAACGACCACAAGGTGCTGCTAGTGGTTATCATACAGCAGTTCTTGCTGGAATTGCAGCTTTGAACTTTGGTCCATACGTTGAAGCTGCACAAAGAGGACTGCAAAATAGAAACTCAATTATTTTAAATATCGTTGAAAATGTAATTAAAGATAAAGTAACTGTATTTGGAAAAACAGAAACTGGACCATTAGATGCAATTATAAGACCAAACGATATTAGAGGTCATTATGTAAACATGGTTCAACTTACTCCTACTTCTCCGGAAGAACAGGAAAGAAAGTTAAACTTGTGGAACCAGTTATGGTTGTCAGGATTTACAGACCACGATACTGCACTTAGAAAAGCAGGTGTATCAAACGCATTTGAAGTTAAATCTAAGATACTTGCAGAACAATTCTTAAAATCAGAACAAGTACAAATGGCTTTACAGCAAGCAGCAGCAGAGAGAGTTCCATTGCTACAACAGATTGTTGAAGCAGCAGGTGGTGGGCAAACTACACAGGAACAAGCAAGTGATATTGCACAGAGTATTTATAACCAGCAACCAAACGCTGGTCAGTTCTCTACAACTAATCAACCTGCTAGAACACTTGCATCTGAAGCACAAAGAGTGCAAACTAATACTAGACCGGTGATTCCGGGTAGTTTACAGGAACAAGACTTGGTAGCCAGAGAAATATCTTCTCCTGCTAGAACAGGAAATAGAAGAGTACCAACTTCTGACTTACCACCGGGAATGAGATAAATGGCAAGAAAAACAGACAACACAATACCAACAGCTTTCGGACATTTTGATGATTTGATAAAATCATTTGTCAAAGAGTCAGAAAATGTGTTGGGCGATATTGTTCAACCTGATTTGCCAAAAATGAAGAAAAAACAAGTAGGGCAAACATTTAGTAACCCTTTCTTTGAGAGTAGAGATGGCAACATATAGTGTACAGTTAAGCAATGGAAATACTTATCCGGTTGAAGCTAATAATAGAGTTGAAGCTATAAGAAAAGCAGAGGCAAGAACTCCGGGTAGATTTGTAGCAGTTAATTTAGTATCAGGTACTCCTTCAACACCTTTTGTTGCAGATGAACAATCTCAATTACCAACAGCTTTGGGAATTGCAGGGCAAGTTCAAGGTCAAGCATCTCCTTTAGGATTTGAAGTAACTGAACCAGTTACTAATATGAACGCTCCAATGTTTGCTACAAATGAAGAACAAGCAGCGTTGCTTGCTCTTGCAGAACAGCAAAGAAAAGACAGAGAAGAGCAAATAAGATTAGAAGAAGAACAAAGAAGACTAGAAGAAGAGGAAAGAAGAAGACTAGAAGCAGCAGGTAATGAAATGTCAAGTGCTGAACAAGCATTTGCAAGAGAAGGATTCTTACAAGCAAACAATCCGGTAATAAATCCTGATGTTAGAGTTACAGGAGTAGGTGGTGCACAATTAACTAGAAGATTAATTGGTGCTGTATATTCACCGGGCAACTCTGCTTACTACAGAAAATATGAATATAGCAATGGAGATATAGTTTCTTTCTTGGTAGATATAAACAATATTGATGATAAAGCACAAGCGTTTCAACATGAACAAGCTGTGACAGAAGAAACTTACGCTGCAAGACCAGAAATAACTACTATTCAAGCAAATAATTTATTGGCTAATGAAACAATAACAGGTGTTTTTAGAGATGTAGCAGATGCTTTTAAAAGAAGAGCAGGTGGAGGTCTTACTGGATTAAGTGAAGAACAAATAAATGGAAAATTAAAAAGTTGGTTTATTCAAGAACTTACAAGGCAAGGCAAAAAGATAGATGAAACAGAAGATGATGGGGATTATACTTATTCTTTTAATTTTGCTGAAT